ATTTATCTAATTTATTTTTTTTGCATTTTCGATGAATTTAGTTGGATTTTGGTTAGATTTTATGAACAATCAAAGGAAGCGATAGAAAAAAACAATCTTTTTTTTATTGAGGATATAGTTGCGTGGCTACCTTGTTCAAAAGCTACATTTTTGAAATGTATATTTGTTTTTGTAAAATAAAATCACTACATTCGCCGAAAATTAAAGTAAAAATAAATATCGCAAAAAGCTTGGTTGATTGAAAACAATTCGTTATATTTGGCGCGAGACTAAAAAAAATCAAAAAAAAAATCAATGAAGATGTTAGAATTAAAAACAAATCCGAGTAATCCGACAATAATAAAGGATAAAAAATTTAAGATGCGAGGCATCGTTTTATTAATCTTTGCGTTTATATTTACCAGAGGTTACGCCCAACAGAACATTCAGATAATGCAATCTTTTGAGGGGTATCCAGTTATAACCCTCGAACACTTTAATCAGGACAAATATGGGACAACCTACTTTTTTACAGATTTTGAGCTAAATGAATTAAAAGGAAGTCCGTCACTCGCTCTAACAAAAATAATGCGAACATTTACTATCAAAAACCAATGGAGCGCACATATAGAGTATAACGGAGGTTTATTTTTGTCTCCAGCCTTTTCGGCTCCTATTTCCAATGCTTATTTAATAGGTATTGATTATTTTATTCACTCAAAAGATTTTAGTAAGACATTAAATTTAAAAGCTAACTATAAATACATTGCCATTCCAAATGAGTCCACAATTCAGCTTTCAGGGATTTGGAATGTACATTTATTTAACAATAAGCTATCTTTATTAGGGTTCGCTCATTGCTGGAGGGAGTCGGGATATAATATTTTTTATGCAGAGCCTCAAATTTGGTACAACTTAGGAGAAACTATATCTTTAGGAGGGGAAGTAAAAACATCATATAATTTCAACAAAGACGGATTTAAAGCAACACCATTAATAGGAATAAAGTTTATATTATGATCCAACTAAAAGACATAAAGCAAAACCCGAACAATCCTCGAAAAATCAACGAGGATAAATTTGCAAAGCTTTTAAACTCTATTAAAGAGTTTCCTAAAATGATGGCTCTCCGCCCAATAATTGTCAATGAAGACAATATTGTTATAGGCGGAAACATGCGATTAAAGGCGCTTAAGGAATTAGGGTATAAAGAGGTCCCCAAAGAATGGATAAAAAAAGCCAGCGATTTAACAGATGAAGAGGTTAGAAGATTTATAATACAAGATAACGTCAGTTATGGTGAATGGGATTGGGAGCTTCTTAATATAGAATGGGACACCGAGCAATTATCTGATTGGGGTCTTGATGTTTTTGAATATGAGCCGTTTGAAGGGAGTATAGATGATTTTTTCAAGGAGAGCGATAAAAAGCCCAGAGAAAAAGTACATTTGTGTCCACATTGTGGAAAAAATATTTATGATGTAGAGGAGGAGGGGGGAGTAGAAGAATGAAGATATTTTTAGCAGGTAGTGGAGATGTATCAATTAAAGCTAATTTTTTCGACTTTTACAGGCTTGAAAGTTTTTTTTATATAACTGAAAAAGATAAAGATTTAATTCATAAATATAAAGATTTCCTTTTAGATAGCGGAGCGTTTACATTTATGAATAACTCTAAAAAGAGTACCGATTGGGATGAATATGTTGAGCAATATGCAGCTTTTATAAACAAGTACGATATAAAACATTTCTTTGAATTAGATATAGACGTTCTTGTAGGTATAAATGAAGTTGAAAGGTTAAGAGCAAAATTAGAAAAGCTTACTAATAAAAAGAGTATTCCAGTATGGCATAAGTTTAGGGGCAAGGACTACTGGCTTAAAATGGTAAAAGATTATGATTATGTTGCTATTGGAGGGATTGTAACAAAGGAAATAAAGCCATCAGAATATAAATATTTCACATGGCTATTAAATGAAGCGAAAAAAGAAAATTGCAAAGTTCACGGTCTAGGGTTTACAAGTCTAGTAGGGTTAACAAAATACCCTTTTTATTCAGTAGATAGCACATCTTGGCTTAGTGGAAATAGATTTGGGGCAATATATTATTTTGATGGTAAAACAATGCAAAAACAAAACAAGCAAAAAGGGCAACGGGTAAAATCAGCAGAAGCCGCAAGAAACAATTTTTATGAATGGGTTAAGTTTAGCAAGTATATGGAATTTAAAAATAGCAGAAAATGAATGTGTTTATTAGTTGCGTAAAAAGCAAGCGAAAAACAAAAGCAAAAGCAAGGGATATGTATATATCTCCTTTGTTTAGATATTCTTTAAAATATGCTTTGTCTTTAACATCTGAAAATAAAATCTATATTCTCTCGGCTAAATATGGATTGCTTAAACTTAATGAGGTGATAAACCCGTATGAACTAACATTAAACACAATGAGTGAAAGCGAGAAAAAAAAATGGGCATACAAGGTGTACCTTCAAATGAAAAAATACGGATTAAACTTTGACGAGGATGCAGTTTTTTTAACAGGCAAAAATTATCGAAAATATTTAATAACTAAATTTTCAAATGCTACTGCTCCTTTAAAAAATTTAGGTTTAGGAATGCAATTAAACTTCTATAAGAATAACATAAAATGAAAAAAACGAATGACAATCTAATTGCGATAAATGCAGTTTTTATAATGAGTTTGCTTATAGCAAATGTAGTAGCTGGTAAAGTAGTTGACTTATTTGGCTTTATTGTTCCTGCGGCGGTTGTTGCTTATGGGATTACTTTTCTTTGTACTGATGTTATTAATGAGATATGGGGAAAGAAGGAAGCTCAAAAAACGGTTAAGTTAGGACTAAAGATACAGTTAGCCAGTACGGTTCTTATATTATTAGCGATATGGTTACCACCAGCAGTATTTGCGGTTGATTTTAATGTAGCGTTTAAAACTGTGTTAGGTCAAAATGTGAGGGTGGTGTTTGCAAGCCTTACGGCATACACCATCTCACAGGCACATGACGTTATATCTTTTAACTTCTGGAGGAATAAAACAAAGGGAAAGCATAAATGGTTAAGGAATAACGCCAGTACGTTAGTAAGTCAAATAATCGATACAGCTATATTTATAACAATAGCATTTTGGGGATTAGTACCAAACTTGCTTTGGATGATTATTAGTCAATATGTAGTTAAGGCTATTATAGCATTACTTGATACACCGTTTTTTTATTTACTTACAAGAAACAACAAATAACATTGTAATTAGGTATGGCACAAATATACAATAAGAAAGATTTATTTGAGCAGGCAAAGAAAGCGATAAAGGAAAATAACCTGTTTTTTTTCAGCGATGTTATTGCTTTTTTGCCTTGCCATACGGATACGTTTTATCAGTATTTTAGACCAGAGAGCAAGGAACATTCAGAATTGAGGTCTATGCTGGAAAACAATAAAATTAAAACAAAATCGGCTATCAGGGCTAAATTATTTAAATCACAAAAAGCAGCTGAGTTGTTAGCGTTATACAGATTGATTTGCACACCTGAAGAGCATAGGTTGTTAAACCAGCAGTACATTGAGCAAACGATTAAAGAGCAACCATTATTTAATATTGATATTGAGGATGATCCGAAATCTAAAAACGACAAGCAATGATAGTAACGACAGCACAGCCACAAAGAAAATAGTAAGTAAAACTTATCAACTTTGGTATGATAAGAAAAACTTTATTTTTCAGGGTGGACAGGGTGCAGGAAAAACCTATGCAATTCTTGCGATGCTCATTGATTTAGCTTTAAAGAAAAAGCGAACTATAATTGTTGCATCTGAAGAACTAACCAAGATGCGTAGGACTGTGATAAAAGATTTTATCACAATACTTAAATCGACTGGGCGG